GCATGTGAATCAACCCTTTCATTTCTGCATTCGAGTGAGATAATGCTAAGCAGGAGGTACTGTTATGCATACGTATATCGTTTCGTGCGATCTCGATGCTTCAGCGCATAAATACAAAATTTTTTCACATAAAATACGAGAATATCCAAACTGGACAAGGATCACATTTTCGTGTTGGTGTATTAGAACCAACAAATCAGCACCCATACTATGCAGCGAGCTTAGAGAAGTCCTAGATTACAATGACAGCTTATTCGTGGCTGAACTGGCCCAAGAGGCAACCTGGTTCAACTTGCCCGAGGAAGTTACCAAATGGCTTAAAAATAATTGCTGACGTGTTTTTTGCCTTCCATCATGGTTCCTTCTTTCATAAACTTTCACGGCTCACCGGCCCCTGGAAGTGGGATAATCACTTCTGGAGGAGGTGGTTTTTTTGCCACAGATCATAAAGTTTGAAGACATCCCGGTAAATGATTTGAAGTATGAGTACATCTCGGCGGATGCCATGTCGCTTGAACCCAAGATCCTATTTCATTCACGAATTATGAAGCAACATATGAGTGAACGAGATGGTGTGGTTTACGGCTATCAAGAGTGGGAGGATGGGCACAAGCTCTTCTTAGCCCGCAAAGAGCACGGGTCTGATGCTGCAACTTACGTAAAGACAAACTACGAAATGCAGCAAATCAGTCGATAGGTCCCTGGCTGAATGAGCCATCGGCACTGGCCTTAAGCTCTCCCTCAGAATCAGAAAAGTGGATGCCGTCACCATCAATATTGACACGAAACTTTTCGTGCTCCTGGCCACCCGCAATGGCCCGGAGCATTTTTTGTAACTCGGTGGTGCTGAATTCAATTGTTAATTTCATCGTGCTTCCTCCGTTTCTTCTTTCTGTTTTGTGGGATAATGCTTTCGAGGTGACTTAAATGGTCCTTAGCAAGAAACAAATCAAGTGGCTAAAAAAAGTAAAATCCGGAATGTCAGAAGAAGAGCTTGCCGTCGCCGTTAAGAACAAAACATTTTTAAGTCTTGATCGAGATAACAATTTGATAAAAGTTGAATATCATCTTGACTTTGAAAATGGATGGGATTCGATGGCTTGGGATCCAAAGAAAGTATCGCTAACAGCAAAGGGGATGTCTGCTCTTGATGTCGAACTAGAAAGAAGAAGAACTGACATCAGAAATAATCTCTGGTTCCCAATAATTGTTGGATTCATAACATATTTATTGGGATTATTAACCGGAGCCATTTTCTTATAAGGCTAATGCTGTCAGCAATCCTAATAGCAGCCCCAATACCGCTGCTGTTGTAGCAACCATTTTGTTCTCATTCATCCATTGGACCAGTTCTCGAAAAAAGTCCATTACAGATTCCCCATTTCTCGCTCGATTGCTACTTCTCGTTATCATGTTTTACCGGCTGATCTAGGTACAGATCACTAAGACCAAGCAAATCTGCAATTTGATACACGTCTTCGGAGACAAGTTCCAGAACATCATTACCGCTCATAAGTGTTCCATCCTCATTCCTGAAATCGTGTGCCTCAACAATATCAATCAAGTCACCAAGTGCATCCTTTACGTTGTCAAAATCGCTACCAAATGCTTTCATTCTTAAGCCTCCTCAGACTGTCCGCTTCATTTCTTCGTCTCTACATCTACTTCATCCGGAAGCTCTTCGGTCGAGTCATACATCGCATTCAGGTAGTCGTTGATGATGGCTAACTTCTTTAGTTCAGCAACCAAATCATCGATTAGCTCCATCTTGTCTGTAGACTTTGTTGAGTATGGGCCGCCCTTTGGACCGATGGAGCTTCCAAGGTCAATTAGAATATCAGTCTGCCCAGGAAGAAAAGAGTGTCCAATTTCCGAGATGCGGTCTTCCACAACGCTGATCATGTCATCAAGCATTTGGAGCTTGATCTGCTTTGGCACTTTGATACTTGTCACGATGAAATACCTCCTAATATTCGTTGTCCCAGACGCGATATTTAATGGCGTGATCATTAACAACTGCCATGTAAATCTCGATGAGCCGCTTGTCGTTGCCAATAACATCAACTTTGTTAGTCTTGTTTCGCTTCGATAAAGATTGGCCTTCTCCAGCCATTCGGTTCCGCAGATTGGTAAGCCGTGTACTCAAGCTGCACCCACCTCGTTGTTCGACATCCTTGTAGATATCGTTCCGTGTGGCTTGATAGTCATCTCCACGCATATGTGCAATCTTAGTGATGATGTCCCGGGTAGCTCGCCGCCAGTCCATTGTGGATGTGCTGACGATTTCGGAGATGGCATCAACTTTGTGGTCGATTTGAGTTATCTTGCGTTCCTGTTCAGCCATGGCTTGAGCTGCCTGGATGGCAAACTGCGTTTGCGGGCTGAGACCTTGTAGATTGATCTGGGGCTTCGGATTAAAATAATTTTCTTCCAGGCTATCGAACATATCCCAGGCCTTATCCGTGCCAAGCATCTTCGAGTGGCGGGCCGCACCACGCTTGGTGTAAAGAATCAGGCTCTTGGCGTTCTTCCCGACAAGGGGTGAATTTAACCCTTTGTCCTTGAAATCCTTTAAAGCCGGGCCCTCTAGCTTGAAGAAGTGGCTGCCCTCGATAAACTTGTCGCGGTTCTTCTTGAAGTTATCCGCAATCCGATCCGACGTAGTTCCGTAGAGCTCTGCAAGCTGCTCTGTGGTCAGCACTCGCTGGCCTTGATTCTCGATTGGTGTTAATTCGTTCATTTAGAAACCTCCTTTTGTTCATCAAGTTTTTCGCTAAAAGCGTTATTGCTTCCAAAAAAAATATAGTCTTGAGGGATTGAATAAATTTTGCTAATCTTCCAGATCTGTTGCATTGTTAGATCAGACGAGTCCTTTTCCCAACGACGAAGGGTTGGCTCTGTTACACCCATCATTTTTGCTGCATCAGATTGGGGAAGCCCTTTGCGAACTCGCAGGTCTCTTAGTGTGTGCTTCAAGTAGACTGGCACTTTTTCAGGAATGTCCATGATTTCTTCCTCCTTTCTACATTGTCTATACTATCACGCTTTTAGCGAAATGCAGCAAAAATTTCGCCATCAACGAAAAATATTTTTCTAGCGACGTTGATTATTTTCGCTTTGGTGGTAGTATGGGAACCGTAGAAAACATTCTTACCACTAATAGGGGGAAACATTTTGGACGACATCAAGACAATATTTGCGAAGAACCTGCAACAGCTAATGGATTCTCGCGGCGAAAATTTGACGGAGCTGTCTGATCGCATTGGCGTCGCCTTCTCGACAGTATCGGACTGGTTGCATGCTAACAAAATGCCTCGCAGTGGGTCATTGCAAACAATTGCAGACCATTATGGCGTTAACATAAGCTATTTGACCACCGATCATAACCAACTAAATGTTTCCGGGATTGGCACGTACAAGTACATTCCCGCCGGTATTTCAGCCGGCGTTCTGTGCAGTGTGGATCCATTCACCTCCGATGAAATTGAGTCTATCCAAATATCTGACAAGGTTCTCGGCAAATATGCTGGCGACACAGATCTCCTGATGATGCATGTTAATGGGGAGTCGATGGACCAAACAATTCCCGATGGGTCTCTTATAGCTGTCAAGGCTTACAACGATATTCAGGATCTTCAAGACGGAGATATTGTTGTGTTTGCAGACGCCGGTGATTATGCCGTCAAGTACTTCTACAATGACCGCGAAAAAGAGATCATTACCTTTGTCCCAGATTCCACTGACAAACGTTTTCGGCCAATCACCTATACATACGAAGAACTGCAAGACGAAGATGTCAAGATAATTGGCAAGGTAGTGGTTTACGTGGTCGTTCTGTAACTTTTTTCGCCGCCCTGCTCTGCGAGGGGTAAAATACAGGGGTACCAATACGTCCAAACCCTGATGACGTTAAAAGCCGGGAAAAATAAAAAGCCCCAATCCGCTTGAGCGAATCAGAGGCTTAAGTTTGAACAAAATAATTATATTAATGGAAGAAAATCATGAAGAAGGCTGTTTTAGGATTATTGTTAGGATTGACGTTGCTACTCACGGCGTGCGGGCCAAATCCATCAGCCAGCAAATCATCAAGTAGTAAGGCACGTTCGGAAAGTGTGGCCAAAGCTAAGGCAGCGTCCGTTTCAAAGCGTAAAGCAAAGGCCAAAGCGGCAAGTATCGCCAAAACCAAAGCAGATAACGAGTCTAAGGCCAAGGCGTCGAGCCAGTCGGCGGCGGATGCAAGCAGCAAGTCTGCCGCACAAGCAGCCGCCAGCAGTTCAAACGTTGCTGCACAACAGGCCTCTAGTAGTTCAAGCGCGGTTCAACAGTCAAACACTCAACAGCAGGCGGCACAAAGTTCTTCACCTAATATTCAAAATCAGAGCGGGATCTCTTATGACACAAACACGCTGACTGGATTTCTCAATACTTATGGTGTATCTCCTGCCCTGTACAAGATGCAACATGACGGGATGTCTGCAAAAGAAGCGCTGAACAGCCTACCCGATGAAATGCTGACCTTTGGCGAGCAGCAAACCAAATGGCAACTGGATCATGGTGGCAAGCCCGATGGTCAGCAATAAACGAGCTTTTTGCTAGGGGGATAAGCTCGCATTCCAATGCGACCTTCCACGGGCCTCACGGCCCGTACATAGCACGGGGTTCTCGGATTTTAAATCCGTATACTAAAAAAGCCCACCCGAATCTCTTGGCCGAGACGGATGAGCAAAGGTGAGAAATTGAAGGAATAATGGAATGGGAGAGCGATGCCATGAAAGCCATTCGTAAGGCAACGCTCTTTGCATACCCTATTTTACCAGATTGGGAGGTAAACACAATGGCAAGCTTTCGCAAACGTGGGAAAACCTGGACATATTATGTCTACTACAAGGACAACAATGGCGACAAGCAGCAGTTGAATCATGGCGGCTACCCCACCAAAAAAATGGCCCAACTTGCGGCGGCAGAAATTGAGCAGCAGTACCGTCATGGCGCAGACCTGACTGCACACAAAATAAGCCTGATCTCGTACTGGGATAAGTGGATTAAGCTATACAAAGCTGGCAAGAATGCCCCGATCACCGAGCGCCGGTATTCTACCATCCGTAAACAACTAGTGGCCCACTTCGGTGAAGACACACAGCTCAACAATATTTGTAAAAATGATTGGCAAGAATTTCTGAACGAGTTTGGTGCTGACCGCACGAAAGACACGGTCAGCAAGCTCAATGGATATGTTCGGGCGATGGCTGAAAGTGCGGTCGCCGATCGGATAATTTACTCGAACTTCACCAAAGGAACAGTGCTGACTGGTTTAAATGGCAAGCCACGTGAGTTGAAGTATTTGCAACTGGATGACTTTGCTAAGCTCATCAAATACTGCACCAAGCACGCTCGCTTGCGGAGCGTCTACAATTACATGATCATTACCGGTGCCTTGACTGGTGCACGTTTTAGCGAGGTTGCTGCGTTGCAATGGCCTGACATTGATTGGGATACCGATACTATTCATATTACCAAGAGCTGGGACTACACCTATGGCGGCGGATTTAAGGCCACTAAGACGCCAAGCAGTGTGCGAGACATATCTATGCCTCCAGAGTTGGCAACTATACTGAAGCAATTACAGACGGCACAGCAGGAACGTTCACTTGCCACAGGATATCGAGACCCTAAACACATGGTTTTCCGTAACATAAGACACGAAGTACCCGGTGATAGTGCGATTAACAAGGCTCTCCACCAGGTCGAAGACGATTTAGGTATCACACCGCGGATTACATTTCATGGACTGCGTCATACTCACGTTAGCTATTTGCTGTCGCAGGACGTGGATATCTACTACATTTCGCAACGGCTGGGGCACTCCAATATCGAGATAACCATGCGTGTTTACAGCCACCTGCTGGATCAAGCCCGCAAGTCCCAGGACACTAAAGCCTTGACGGCCCTAAGCACTTTGGCCAGTTCTTAA